TTTACTGAGTTTTCTCATTGCCAAATGGAAAGTATTGGGACAGATTTTCTGGATATTACTTGCTACGATACGAGCCGCCAGGATTTCATAATCCGGATGACTGGTAATCATTCCAATACAAGTTTCTGATGAGAGATCGTCAATTTCTTGGGTGGTTATCCTGTCATATAACGACGAAAACACCTGTTGTGCTACCTTCGATGGTTCGAGTTCCGATGATAACCCTTCCGTGAGGACATCTATCCTGCTAGTGATATTGTCAAACCGCATTTCAACTTCACGACCAGAACGTTTTATAACTTTCATCCTTCTATTACTATATTTCACTGATTATTTTTATATCACTTCTTTCCCCACCACCCCTTCTTCTTGTCTTTCACGGGAACGGCACCCACACGTTCAACCGCGGGCGGAATCAGGGAACTAGTATTCACAAAAAAACGACCGGCATCACCCGGACGAGAGACAGGCGGATATGAACCGATAAACGGTTCGGCGTCTGAAGTCGGTTTCATTTCAAAGTTTTTGACTTTGGCATTAAATGACTTGTCGAAGTCGGCTCCGGTTATCATTTAATATACTCCCCGAAAAAAAACTGTTCACTAATATTAAATGTGTGATAACTTGAACCTCAATTCACTCAGCCAAAAGGAGACTCCCCTGAACACGCTTTTCTTTTCGGAATTTAACCGAAATGTTTTACAGCGAGGTATCAGGCAGACTTTCAAAAACAAGACTGGTATTGCCATCGATTATCAGAATGACCAGGATTTATATGGAATTATGCGTGTCGCATTTATAAATAACAGTGGTGATCATTATCATAAGGTGAATGAACAAGTCAAGTTTATTAACGAACAGGTGATAAATACTGCGGTATCCCAAATTCAAACGGGAGTTACACAGTACATCGATTATTTGAAGGACTCAGACACCATTGCCAATCCCGAGGACAGGCCAGTGAGTACGAGCTTAGTGGGCATGAAGATTCCTAAGAATTCAAAGATAGGTATGTAATCGGCGCAATTGCCATGTTAATTTATGTAAATTGTCAGAATCCATATCACCGATGATCATTTTTACGTCATCTGGAAGTATGTCCATTTTATTGATACGGCGAATTAAACCATCCAATATACCTTGGATTGTTTCTACCGTAAGATTTGTGGCCTCTTGTGCAACATTTATAGGGTTTGGGTACAAACTCAGTGAATTAGAAATTTCTTGTAATCTACTGAGTTCATTATAGTGATTGACAGACAAAAGACTCATTATTATTGTTTACGAACATTTTTGTTTTTATTTTTTTTAGATCCTCTCACATATTCTGGGGGAATGCCCATACCGGCGGCAAATTTGGCCGTCGTAAGTCCATCCTCTCTTGCATCTTTTATAATTGATTTTTGTAATTTCTTTAACGAGAACATGTCATCTATATCCACCTTTTCCTCGTCGGGTATAGTATCGTCTTTATTTTCGTAAAATTCGGCATATTCACTCTCAAGTTTTTTATCCGATTTCCTCCTGATATAGACCATAATTCCAATGATACTAACCAGACATATGATAGACACGACAGTCATTCTTCCTCTATTGTTCGCGAGCCTCGCACGAATGGACATTGTTACTGTGTACAAATATTTAAAGTTATGACACTAGACACAATTAAGTAACATGACCACATTAAATTATTACAAAAACGAAACCGAAAAGGTGTGCAAATCAAAGGGGTGGGATCGTGCGAATGTAGATACGGTATGGCTTCTTCTCACAGAGGAGGTGGGCGAACTGGCATCTGCTATCAGACAATACAAGAAAACATTCAAGAAGACAAATTTAAAAAAGGAAAGGGGTGTAGATGTTATGATGGAAATGGGGGACGTATTTAGTTATTTATTTCAATTGGCGCACATGCTTGATGTTGATTTAGATACAATGTGGTCAGAACACAAACAGAAGATCAAAACTAAAAAATATAAAATGTAAGATTATAATAAATAATGAGTTCTTGTATGATCGATGATGAGGCGGCCATAGATAAGATTAATCCATTTGTTCAGAACGATTTTTCGTTGCCGGGTGGGAGTCGTAAAACACTTAAATCCGAATTTAAGGGATCTATCAAAGATGAAACCCCGGGTGTTGCCGAACCGGAAGAGAGTCCCATATGTAAATATGGTATTTCTGCGGGAGATAATACGTTAGATTGGTGCTCTCGGCCAGCCGTCGACAAGAGTTTGCCGATTCAAAAGAGAAATATCGATACCGGTTTAGAACCCCCCATCGATAAAGATGAGGACGATACCAGGACAACTATAATTAAGATTGTGTGTGTTACTGCCACTATTGCCGCAATAATACTCATTGTTCGTCGATTAGCTTCAAAACGGTAAACATCCTACCCAATCGTTTCTTATTGAGACAACATTCGATGGCGTCCGGTAAATAATCTCGAATAAATCCTCTAGCAAATTCAATCTGCCACGTATTGTTTTTGTTTATATAAGGCACTTTAAACGTAGGATTCACAATTTTACACGTATTCATAATACGTATAACATCATGATTTCCCAAATTCTTTCTAGCGAGTAAATTATCTAGAGCGATCAAAGCCATTCGTTGCGTGGATTCGATCGTTTTTTCAACCATGGTTTGTAGAAAATTTTCATATTGGATATCTTGTTTAGAACAGGTGATTTCTGTCCAATCACCCTTACTGGACGTATATAAGTAATCGGTAAAATCTTCATATGTATTAGAATTATAGTTCCATTTAGTATATTTTATTTCCACATAATTTAAATTAGAATCGAGATCAACGACATTCAGCGCACTCTTTAAGAATGACGTCATAGACTAATCTCCGTGCTTTCTTTTAAACTCATTAACATGACATTAAAGACTTCCTAAGTTACCTCGGTTCATGATTTTTTTAAGTCAAAAAGAATGAAATATTCGAGTATCGCCAATAATACATTTTCTTACCTCTTAACTCTGGATGAGTTTAGATCTAAGATGCCCGATGAATATAAACCTTCATGGATTAAAATTACGACTATAACCGTGATTTCTAAATTCGAACGGGAAATTGAGATTAAAAAACTCCGACAGCTTTTTGAAGAAAATGGTTCTATAAAACTCCGGCGTATTGGTTCAGATTTTGATGGATTTGAGTGGAAACTGAAACCCACGACATTCTATAATCAAATCACCCTCACATACGAGGATCAATACTCCGTCAAGTCCGTGAAAGTCTTCCCAAATGGTTCTATCCAGATCGCGGGCGCATCTGATCTCATCGACGCAAAGCGAATCATTACTCAGTTGGAATATCTGTTTAAAATCTGTCTAGGTTTGGAAAAGCCCACGCCATTGGATTCTTTCCGTGTGGTCATGATAAACAGTAATTTCAGTTTGAATTATAACGTCAATCTTATGGAAGTTGCGCAACATTTTGAAAAACATTCGGATATTTTTAAGATTAGCTTTGAACCGGATCGGTATTCGGCGGTGAAGATCAAGTTCAGGCCAGCGGAGGAAATGAAAGAAATTACAACCAGTATTTTTAGTACTGGTAAAGTTATCATCACCGGGGCGGAGACATTGAAGGAGATCGTGTTCGCATACAATATCATCAATCAACACATTAACCAAAATGAAAAAATTCGGGTTACCGAAACTCAAGACAAGGACATATTCAATATATTTCTTGGACACAAAATTGAAACCATGGTCGATGCCTTGCGCGACAGTGGGTATCATTCATGGCTCAAGACTATCACAAATAGAAAAATTAATTTCTAACGTCATGGTAAATCAGATCATGTCGCAACGACTTGGAATGGCAGATGGTCGTCAGTATTCTCTTAACTCTTCAGCACAGCTCTTGAATAACCACATCATGCAAAAAAATGGTGTTCAATATGCGGATAATTATTCCTACCGACAACTTCTCCAGAAAGGCGGTCCGGCCGTGATTGAACAACTCCAAAAGGAACAGGCGAAAAAGGGTCTCATTAAACCGGATACTAACTAATCACGTAAAATACGCAAAAAAAACTTATACCAATACTTTAATGTCCTCTCCCTGTTCTATATGTCTTACAGAGGTTAGATCGACCAGATCAAATACACGCCTACGGTGTGGACATATATTTCATACGGAATGTTTAGATAAATGGAAAGAAAAAGGTAAGAACACGTGTCCTACATGTCGAAAACTATTTGATGTTTCTAAGTTTTCTGTGACAATAACTGTTAAGAACAATGATACAGAAAACTCCGAATCTAGAGTTGTACCGGAGTCAGAAGCCATGATGGATTTTCTAAATGAATGTGACATCAATTTTGATATAGAAAACGTATTAGACCTTAGAAGCCTTCTGTCTGACCTTGGGATGAGTCTTTCCGACTTTGATTCCCGTGTCACGGACACAGAATGAACTACAGTAGGTTGTGTAATTTAAACCAGGATAATTCCTTGCCGCATATCTAGGATCCTTTATCATTTTACCAGACGCATCACTCAAAAGAGGACCTGTGGCCCAGCCCCTCTTATGAGAGAACACATTAGCTTTAAAAACGATTTTCTTACCCTTTTCGATCTTACCCGCACTACGAATTCTTGATTCCGGTACTTTGAAGAATTTACTTAAACTCGCGACCGTATCACCCTCTTTCACTTTATATTCAACGACACCGTGTTGTTTGTAGAAGTGGAAATCTCCCATTCTAATATAATTTGTGGGTCTCCCGGGACTAACAAACATCATCACTTTGTAATACCCCTTTTTGCACTTTTCGTTCGCTGCGACTTTGTATATTTTGGTGGGATTATCGGACAAAACTCTCTTTGGGAGACTTGTACAGTGTGTATAGGTGTGTCCTTTATTTGAAAGACCGGATCTGTCACCTGGAATACTCTTCTGCCATCGATACGCCTCGTAGTCACCCACGGCGTATGCGTAGCAATTGTTATTATCGATTCCTGTCTTTGACCCCCACCGTCTATTGGTGAATTTTTTTTCAGAACCAGACAAGGGCAAATCCTTCGCCATTTAAGTTTACTTCAGAAAAAAATTATTGACTAATATTAAATGTTAAAGGAAATCTCCCAAACCCGAAGCCCGAATGAGCGTACTCGCATCATTATTTTGTTCTTACTCAATCTCGTCATCAGCACATTCTTACTTAAGCTTCTTTGGAACAGGTCGCTGGTGAAGCACGTAAGCATGTTGAGAAAGGTTGATACGCTTCTTGAAGCTTTTATCCTCTCTATCGCGTTGTCCGTCGTTCGTGGTCTTTAGACTTCTTTATACCCGACAATTTTTTCGCCTTTTGGGCTAATGAGCGTAGGGAAAGCCTCCATTCCGGGACATCCTTCTTTGTCGCAATCGACAAATTTATAGGATTTACCCGATTTTTTAAACCACTCTAGCTGTTTAAGAGTCCATCCACATCCCATGGTCCCGTAAACAGTCCAGGTCTTGCCTTTTCCGGCGACTTCCTTTGGTTGCTGACGGCTTCCTGTTTTATATAAAATATAGATATCCAAAATAAGGAGAATAATTAAAGCAATCATGTTACTATTTATGAATATTTTAATTATTGTCGGGGTATAAGATTTATTACAAATTTAGACATGAATGATGTTTCTGCCGAACAATCTCCAGGCAACGAAGAGGGCCACCAATACGAGTAAAATCATCACGTACGGGGCGATGTTCGTTTTTTTCGTCTCTTCTGGTTTTTCGACAGAGGGTGCGACGGCATAAGATTCGTCTAACATTTTAATATATGTCACGAAAAAAAATTGTGATGTAATGGTATATAGATTATTTGGCATGCTTCCGCCTAAAATATCAATAATACTATTAGTGGTTTTTGCTGGTTTGGGATTTGTGATGTATAAACGTTACAAAAAACAAGGAGCCAAAATGGCCGAAATGGCTCGAATGATCCAGGAAAAGGGGGCAGCGAATGAAGACCGTGCCGATCAAGAGCGCGAACGCCGAGACAGAGAGGCGGCAGATGCTGAAAAAAGACGAATGTACCGCGCCGACCAAGAGCGTGCGAGAAAGGCAAAGGAAGCCGAGGCGGCAAAGGAAGCGGCGAAGAATGATTTTTCCAATATAGACACAAAGGAAGGTCATCCCATCGTTAAGGCACCGACAAAGAGTCACTATCCTTACGGAAACACGTGGTATTCCGTTCGTAAGGGACGCGCAAAAACCGCAGAAAGGTGTTGGAAAAACGCAAAACGGAACAATATTACGGGTTGGGGATGGAGAAAACACGACAAATCTTGTTGGCACTACATGGATCCACTTCTCATGACAGCGGATACACACCCCGGTTCCGAACAAAACCACTTAATGGGATGTACAAAACCGGGTCAAAAGATTGAAGATGGATGTATTGATTTCGATCACGGACACACAGCGTGGGGTCACGATAGACGACAAAAGCGGGGACTTAAATCTCATCAGATATGGGGTGGTGTTGGGGGACACCACCACGATAAGATGTCACCGGAAGAATGTAGACGAAAAGCTAAAGAGGCCGGGTTTAAGGTAGCTGGATACAGAACGGCTTTCCATCCAACCGACGTTTGGAAAAATACGTGTTTTACAATGGGAAAGAAAAATTCGTCTAAAGGGTATATCGGAGATGCTGGAGATTTGGCGCACATCATGATGTGTACGGATCCGACAAAGAGAGTCGTCGATGGGTGTTAATACACTAAACGATAAACAATTATCAATTCTTATATTTTACATATTTTATAAAGTATCTAAAATATAATTTATATAGGTGATGATCGCGTTACTTATTTCATAGCTAAAATTTTCTTACACATTTCATCCTTTGTCAGTGTTGGATCGAGTTTAAATTTCTTAACTAATTCGTCTTTCTTGTAGAGACGACACTTCCGTCTGTCAATTTTGGTGTCACCATTCTTGTTGATTGATATCTTTGGTTTCGCGACAGCCGTCTTTGGAGCCTTCTTTTCGACCGACTTAACCCGGGCGATACCGGGTCTTTTTAACGGCGCCTTCTTCTTTTCAGCATTCTTTTGGAGGACAGCCACGGCGCGACGGATGGCGCTCGATTGATTGGCACTCTTCTTAGGCGAGGGCGGGGGTGGAGCGCGAGGGGTGATAGCCTTCTTTTTCGTTGGCGGTAGAACCTTTTTGAGAATATTCTTCTTCGTCTTTGTTGTAGTACTTAAGAATGGATGTTTTAAAATTGTTTCGTAGGTTGGAAAATTGTGTTTCGCACCCATTACCAATCTGTAATTATCAACGTATTTGCCCCAACTGGACTCCGTCCACCGTTGTCCCTGCGGTCCTCGGTACTCTTCGGGTAATACATCGCGCAAGAATTCCTTCGTCTGTTTATAACCACTATATGGCGCGAATTCGTAAAACATTGAATTAAGAATGAAGTGTGCGTCATACATTATATGACTTTTACTACCAATACCGTGAGACGAGGCGAGTTCCCCGGATGTTACGATCGGGTTTCTCACACCTTCCATGGTGGACATACCAAAATCTATGATTATTGGTTTAAATCCACCCTTCGTTTTAAGAATGAGTAAGTTGTTCGAGTGAAGATCGTGGTGTCTAAATTTTGGGTATTTTTTATGAATGTTGGCCAGGTTTTGTATCAATTGTCCGATGACCTTTTTAACCGCGGCCTCGCTTGGTTTGGTCTTTATCCATGCCTGAAGGCTTTTACCGTCTATGTATTCGAAATAAAGAATATCGTCAGTGCGACACGATTTGAAATGATACATGCGCGGTGCGCCCATTCCTTTCAATTTTTCGGCTATACGATACTCCATCTTGGCGCTTTCTTCTGTCGTAACCTTAATCGCGACCTGTGTGGCACATTTATCATCGATACACCCATAGAAGACTGTACCATACTGACCCTTCCCTATGGCACGTAATCGTGTCGCCTTATTGATTAAGAGTGGTTTTTGTTGGATCCTAGTGAAAAAATGATTCTCAGGGTAACACGCCTTTGAGACGCCATCCTTTTTTCCTCGTAGGATTTTCTTAACTTCTTCACCAACCGCGTTCTTCTGGGCATTTGTTTTAGCACTATTCGCTATGTGGACAAGTTGTGCCAACTTAACCATCCTTATTAGAAACCAAGAATTTTTTTGAGTTTTTAATGGGGACGTCTGGGTATTTTTATTACAAAGTATCTATTTTTATGTTTATTCATCTACTTCGATGTCATCATCGACTTCATCTTCTGGGGCACCAACACCCTGGAAAGCAAACGAGGGCAATTTCGTAGAGGGTTCGAGGAGGGCTTGTTGGAGTCGCACGGTAACGCCAAACTTATTGTCGATGAACCAAATTTGATTGAGATCAACAATCGTCAAAACCTTTTGTCCCTTCTCAACCGAATCCAGGGGGACTGGTTGGCGAAGATTATTATAGGCTTCGGGGACGAAGCTACCATCGGGCTTCGTCAGAATTTTGAGTTTCAGGGTACCCGGATACTGTTCCTTACCCGGTCGGACCATGGGCTTGTATAGAGCTTCTTTCAGAACGGCCACGTTGAACGATTTTCCCAACCATTCTTCGCTGTTTTCTGCCACAGTATTAACGATGATATCGTCGAGCTCTTTCAACTTTTCCTGTAGAGCCATGGCTTCGGCATTGTCCGGATCAAAGGAAAGATCCAGGCTGTAAGATGTTCTCCCCGTCCCCTCGTCAGTGAAGGCGGAGAGACCGTACGGAGACCGCATGTACGGGAGTTGAAGGAAAAGTTTCTTGTTGTCGCCACTATTAAGATAGACAGCTTTGCCGCCATTCTTGTTTTTGCGCAGTTTCGAAAGGATTACAGAAGTAGGTTGGAACTCGGATGATTGCTGGATAGTGAGTGACATTGTGTATAGTTGTATATATCTCTCATGAGTCCAACCTTTAAATGATTTTTTTTTCTTCATGTATTTTAAAACAAACCAATGGGTGTCTTTAAGGATTGTGGATGTGGGTGTAATGGCAAGCGTGCCCAGGACAAATTCGTGTATTCCATGATTTCTGCCGTAATTTTCTTTTCTATCGCCAACCCGGCGACTTTCCGTCTCATGCGCCGAGTGTTGGGCAAGTGGGTGTCTTCTCCTAATGGATGTCCCAGCATCAAGGGGTTGGCTCTCCATAGCGTCGTGTTTCTTCTTATCGTTTGGGGTTTGATGCAAGTTAAACCGATTGAAAAGGAATCGTACAAGGGCGAAGAAGGTGGTATGCCAGGAGATGCCGAAGACGATCTTACCGACGACGAAGACGAAGATCTTACCGACGACGAAGATGACGATTTTACCGACGATGATCTCAGCGACAGTGAAGATGATCTCAGCGACAGTGAAGACGATTTCACTGATGACGAAGCGCCGTTTGAAGATACCGTTGAAGAATACACATCGTACCTCGAAGGGGAAGAACCCCCCGCTGTCACCAAGAAGATGAAAAAGGACGCAAAATCCCAGAAAAAGCAACCGGCTCCCGCGCCGGTGAGCGAAAGTTCGTCCATCATCGGATCCCCGGCGATGAGCAAGAAGGAAACCTCTAAACTGGGGGCGTTGGATCTTGGCATGAGCGATGACCTGGGTGCCCCGATCAAGAAGTCTTCCAAAAAATCGAAGGGTAGTGGTACGTACACGTCGTGTGGTTGTGATGACGGTTCCAAAGTGAAGATTTTACGTTAATTTTTTTTCAGAGTAAATAAAAATGCCGAATTCGACACACATCGGCATGGCTTTCGGTATTATATCATTAACTTCAATAATAGGCGCTGGTGTGGGTGTCGGGAGTGGCATGGCGTACTTATTGGATAAATATAATAAACGATAATATATATGGTTCGTGGATATAAACTCGCGGCTTACATTACATTTTTAGGAAGTCTTGGTTCCGTCGGTGGATGGTATCTAGGACAGGGGATCGGATCATACATTGGATCGGCTAGTGATAACGAATGATCTATCCGAAGTTTGCTGAATTGTAGATTTATTTACTAAATCTTTAAATCTACAATACATTTTATTAACGTGTTTTTCGGAAATCATCATGCAATTTTCGATGAAAATTTTACCGTTGTGTTCGACAATCAGTGGTCCGGGTCCGCCAACGACTGATTGTAAAAGTGACAACATCATATATTTTTATTTTGGTCTAACCTTTATTTCGTTTTAGAAATCCAAGCATCTACATCATTTTCATTTTTTCGTTTAGAGGCGTTTCTTATCAACGTGACGGATATAAATATAAGGGCAGCGGCGACGGCGAGTTTATTCATTATAGTATATATCATTATTATATTTATTTATGTTCGAGTAATTTGAAGACATCATTAATCTTATACATAATGTTAAATAATTCATTTCTCGTTGAAACGTCACTCGGTTTCACGATTTCAAATTCGACCTGATACGACGTTGGATCTTCGTTATCCATATCTTCGGAATCTCCACTAGATATGGTCATATCTATGCTTAAATTTTTGCGAATAAACGAGATTCGTTTTTTGAATCTTTTGCGATCCATATCATTCAATTCCATATCATCGGGCTGTGCGACCTCTTTACAGATACTAAATCTAATATCATAGGGAGCACCCTTAATTTTCTTAAAGTCTTCTTTGAACATAGATCTTTTTTGTATAATAGCCTGATCTCCGGAGTCCTCGTCGATGGTCATTCGGATACTGTCCCTATCTCGGTAAAAAACTTCGGAATTGGTCTCTTTTTTGTTTTCCCATCCCGGATATTGCGAAAGACCACGGAAAATTCTATCGAAAACTTCTTTTCCTACGTTTGTATCAAACATCTTACCATTGAATTTACCGAGACGAATTTCTACTTCGATTTCGGGATCATTCTTATTATTTTCAAACGCGGATTCAATTTTTTTGACGATAATCTCCGTATTCATGATGACTATTTATAAATGCGTGTTCCCCTTAAGTCTTTTTTATTTGGTTTTTTTAATGAAAGGTTTAATCAACTTAGGAAACACTTGTTACTTTAATGCTTCTCTCCAGTGCCTTTTACAGATTCCTTGTATATCAAATCATTTTTCGACGAACGGTTATTCAGGAGATTGTGAATTTACAAATTTATATTGTGATTTGGTTAAAAAGTTTTGGAATAAGAACTCAACGGCAAATATAAATGTTAATACCTTACTCGTAGCATTTCAGAAACAATTTCCTCGTTTCAAGGGTGGGAACGAAGAAGATTCACAAGAGGCTTTGTTATGTATCATAGACATATTAGAAAGAGCCGTTCCCGAGATAAAACCATATTTTTACGGGAAGAAAACCCAAGAAACCATCTGGCCCGGGGGTAAATCATCACATGATGAAGATTTTAGTATTCATATAATGTCATCACGGGGTAATAATCTTAAGGATATGTTACGTGAGAGTTCAAAATGGAATACTTTAACAGATTTTGAAGATAAAGAGGGTAAAACACACAACGTGGCTACGACGAGGTCATATTTATCCAAATTACCTAAAATTTTGATGATTTCGTTCGATACTAAAAGTCACGTGTATGTTGATGAGGAACTAAGTATCAATGACAATGATTATCGATTGATAGCTAGTACGGTTCATATGGGAAATCAACATGGGGGGCATTATACAAGTTTTACAAAACACAAGGGAGTGTGGTATTACAAAGACGATGACGTAATATCTAAAAGGGATTTTGTTAAGCGAGCGGGCCATTATATCCTGGTCTACAATCTAAAAACTCCTTGAGTTGGATGTTTTCGCGTATATTTACCAAGGTTCTGTAGAATGTTCTTCTGTTGTTTGGGTATGTTTTATCATATCTGCGTTTTAATGGTTTCCACCAGAGAGGACCCTTTTCCCAAGTAATATACATACACTCTACGATCGCACCTTCTTCAAACCACGGTTTCTCTTCCATATGACCGTATGGGATTTCGGATTCAAATACAAGTTTCCCCCTTTCTTGTACAAACAGTTGCCATACCGGCGGTCCTTGCTTTTCTACACCTATAAAACTGCGACCCCTTTTCATTAGGAAATCAACGGTATTTTTTTCTTGTGGTTTCCATTTAAACATTGTTTCATGTGTCCCAATCTTGATGGGACAATTCACCGGGGTGAATACTACTCCATCGACTTGTTCCTTCACCTTTGGGAGATGTTTATCCATAAATATATGAAATTCATCCATGACATGAAATTTTTTTAATTTCAATTTAAGTTTGTCATTTTTCATGGTTACCACGGTTTTGATTAATTTTTCCATGTGTTCCAATCTGTCTAGAAAGCCCAGATCTCCAATTTTCTCGTTATTGATAATGATTGCGTCATATACCAATAGAGTATCTTCATATAATTCACCATCTAATATTGTTCCGTTATATGCAGGTCTTCTGAAATTAACCGATACCTCGGTCATATCAAAATTTCGATTGACTAAAATAGATTTTTTCTTTCCGCCGTACAAGATACAAACCAGCATATATCGCATACCATCCGTTTTCTCACAAACAACGTAATCGTCATTTTTTAGAAACCCGAAGTGTTTATATTCGATAGATATTGGTTGTGGTCCCGGGAAGAACTCTTTTGAACCCCAAATTGTATGGATATATCGCGTAACAAACTGATGAAGACCATCATTACGAGATATCAGAGACATATCTTATAATCGCACCAAAACTTTAATTAGCTCTCACACCCGCCGCGTTGAGAATGTTACTTATACACTCATGATTGTAGGTATGAATTAACTTAGAAGCCGTATAAGCGTAAATCTTCAAGCCCTTTTCTTTGAATTTGGCATACATTTTTTCAAATTTTGGTAGTATTTTTAATCCATTTTTGTCGGTTAGTTTTTTAATCGATAGCTTACAGTTTAAAACAAACACTTTGGCAATTGTATTTTCAACCGTATATATATCACCCGATACCTTTTTACCAACTTCTGTGTCAAAATTCAACCCCATCTGACTCGTGGGTTCTGTGGATCCGTCGAGGACTTTACTTTTAAATAATCCCCAATCTATACCGTCCAATACACCCGGGAATACGAGACACCCAATTCCATCCATATTATTGAAGACTTGATTAATAGAATCTACATCCATGCCAATCCCAAAGTCTATAAACAATAATCGATCACATTTTTTCATACATGAAAGGATGATATCAGCTTTTTCATACGGGTCGTCATTACAGAATGTTATTTCGTTCTGTACATGTCTTTCCAGACATTGAATATTTAGACGGAGTATGGTATGAAGAGCTTTTACATGACACGATTTTGACCGGGTTACGACGATCGTTATGATTTTCATTACATAAATTATAGTTTTAATCTCTAAGCACTTGCTATGTGTTCTTCTAATATTTTTCGTTCCTCGTCTTGATATCTACGGAAAGGTTCGATTATTTTATTCACCATTCGAAAATTGAGCTCTTCGTTACGATCCTCCTTTTTGGGTGGCGTATCTTCGAATATATGTTCCACGATAAGGGGTTTACACATATCAATTTTAAGATTTCTGTATACAAATTTGATATGAGTACTGGT